GAGCAAGCTGCATCAGGCCCTGCCCGAACCCGGGCGTCATCGCCAGGGCGGGCACGTACCAGAAGTCGGTAGCGTCGAGCTTCCGCTGCGTGCCGTCGGCGAAGCTGACCCGGAACCACAGCCCGCCCGCAGGCAGCCTGCCCGTCCGGTACTCCTCCTGCGTCGGCTGCTCCGGGTAGAAGCACAGCGGGTGCACCAGCGCCAGACGGGCCATGCCGCCAGCCTCGTTGCGGACCCTCAGCGCTCCGGCCCGGCCGTGAATCACCAGGTGCGCGAACAGGGTCTCTTTCCACTCGTACGGCGTCTGGCCGTCCGGCCCGTCCGGGTCGTCGAAAACCGACGGAACCTGTTGCGGCGCACCGGAATCGTCGAGGTTCAGCGACCGCAGCGGCAGCGAGGCGAGGGTGCCGGAGATCAGCGAGACGCCCCGGAAAAGGGCGCTGAGGCCGAGAGCGGACTGCTCCCCCACCTCTACCCCGGCCAGGTCTACGACGCAGCCAGGGGAGAACAGGGCGGCCAGCGCGGGGTCGGCGATGGACAGCGACGTGTTCGCGGGCTGCTCAGCCCGACGCGACCACGGCCACCTCATAGTGCCGATGCTACCTCACTATGTACGTACATAGGTACGCTGCATTCATGACGTATCGGCGAGCGGGGTCACTGGAGAAGGCGGTGCGTGCTGCCCTAACCGCGAAGCCACCGGCTCCGAGCGACGTCGCGACCGCTGAGCTTGCCCTGACGCTCGCGCTGCGCATCGACGAGGACGAGGCGGACTACCGGACCGCCGGAGCGCTCCTCGCCGCCCTGGAGGCGTTGCAGATGAGTCCCCGGTCGCGGGCCGCCGCGCATCGCGGGGAGGTGAAGGATGTCCCAGCCGGAAACCCTCTGGACCAGCTTGCTGCCCGGCGCGCCCGTGCTGGGCAGCGTCGAGCCGACGACGGTCACGCCACCGCTACGTGACGACCTCTGGACCAACCCTGAGTCTTCCTGGGGCTACCACTTCTCCGACTTCTGCACGCTGATCGGCTGGCCGCTGCGCGAATGGCAGCACCGCCTGGCCATCCGGCTGGGCGAGCTGTTCCCAGACGGGTCCCCCCGCTACCGGAAGGCGATCATCCTGATCGCCCGGCAGAACGGGAAGACCCTCTTTACCCGGCTGCTGATCCTCTACTGGATGTTCGTCGAGCGGGTCACGGAAATCGTGGCGACCTCCACCGACCGGGCCGCCGCCAAGCGGTCATGGAAGAAGGTCGTCGAGATGGCCGAGCGGACCGAGGTGCTGGCCGCCGCCCTGCCGTCCCGACACACCGCGCTACAGATCGGCGAAGAGGACTTCTGGAACGACTACGGCTCCCACTACCGCTTCTCGGCCCCGACCCGCCGGGCCGGGCGCGGTGACACGGTGGACCGGGCGCTCCTGGACGAGTTGCGCGAGCACCGGAACCGCGACACGTGGGATGCGATCGTGCCCGCCCAGAACGCGGTACCCGACGGCCTTCTGGTGTGCATCTCGAACGAGGGCGACGCCGAATCCGTTGTGCTGCACGAGGAATACGACGCGGCGCATGCAACCATCCTCACCGGCGAGGGGGATCAGCGAGTCTTCCTGGCCGCGTGGAGCGCGCCCACCGGGACCGACCCTGACGACGTGGACGCGCTCGCACAGGCCAACCCGAGCCTGGGGGACGGGATCGAACTGGATGCGCTCCTCGGGCAAGCCAGGGTCGCGATAGCCGCCGGGGGCGAGACCCTGGCCCGGTTCAAGATCGAAATCATGTGCCAGCGCGTCGATCTGCTGAAGGCGGCGATCCGGCTGGAGGACTGGAACGCCTGCGGCGTCCAGCGGGCCGACTTCATCGACCTGGCCAATCACCGCCGCGAGGTGGCGCTGACCTTCGAGGTTGCGCAGGACTACTCCCACGCAAGCCTCCTGGCCGCCGTCAAGGTCGGCGACCTCGTCTGGGGTGAGGTCGTGGCAGCGTGGAACGGCTACGAATGCCGGAAGGAGCTGCGCCGTGACCTGCCCGGATGGGTCGAGCGCATCAAGCCACGCAAGGTCGGCTGGATCGCCGGTGGGCCGGCTCAGTCCGTAGCCGACGAATTCGCCACCAAGCGAATCCGCAACGTCCTCCTCGAACCCATCCGCGCCGAGGACGTCGTACGCGCCTGCATGGGCCTAGAAGAGCAGGTTGCCGCCGGGCAGTTCCGCCACGCCCACGACCCGCTCATGAACGAGCAGGTAAAGCAGGCCCAGCAGCTACCACAGGGCGATGGATGGCGATTCGCGCGGCGCGGCAAGGCCCCGATTGACACCGTGTACGGCATGGCCGCCGCAGTGCACCTGGCCCGCGGAATCAAGAAGCTCGGTCCGGCCGCCTGAGCTGGGGAAACTCGCACACAAAAAAACAGATCAGCGGGTGTTCGGTGGGCCACAGCCCGTCAACTTTTCAGAAGGTCACGACGAATTCCGTGCCCCATCGGAATCCGAGGGCGCAGAGGATGAGTGCGGGCAGGAACGTGGGTGCCCAGTCGATCACCATGAGGATGTGGGTCGTGGTTCGGGTTGTGGTGTCGGTGCTCTGTCGCCGAGCTTGAGGTTGCACGCTGCGCATGCGCTGGTGCAGTTGCCCGGGTCGTACTTGGCTCCGCCCCTGGCCAGCGGGATGACGTGGTGTACGTGCTGGGCTGTTGTGGTGCAGACGTCCAGCTTGAGTGTGCAGAGCCATCGGTCTCTCTCCAGGATGGTGAGCCGGAAGCGACGCCAGCGTGTGTCGCTGCCTCCGGCCCATGCCTTGCTCATGGCGGCTATTCCTGGTCGTCGGCTTCGTCGGTGAGCGTGGTGACGACGGTCGAAGGCTCATCGAGGTCGGCGGTGATTGCAGCCAACTGAGCCTCAGCATCGGCCAAATCTCCGGTCCGCCTCGCGAGGCGATCAGTCCACTGCGCCGTGTCCTTCTCCAGTTCGGTCCGGAGCCGTTCGACGCAGCCAGTCAGGTGCTCCTTGTGCAACTCCAGAGCGGTGCGGGTTTCGGTGCGCATGATCTCTCCCTTATTCCTGGTCGTCGGCTTCGTCGGTGAGCATTTGCACCAGGTCGGCGATGGCGACGTGGTGCGCCTTGAGTGATGCGGTGATGGTGGTGACGCGGTCTCCGAGGTCGGCGACTTCGAGGCTGAGCTTTTCGGCTGCTGCGGCGATGTCGTGGGCGCGGCTGAGGGCGCTGTCCTGCTTGACGCGCATGTCGGTCCGCGCGCCGAAGGGGAGGTTGAAGTTGATGTGCTTCACGGCTGGCGCTCCTTCTCTCGGTTGTTGCGTGGGTGGTTATGCCGCTGCGGTCAGGGCGGCGATGAGTCGGGCCTGGGCGTTCCTTGCGCGGAGCCTGAGTGAGATACGCGCCCGCGTTTCTGCGGAAGGCGGGCCAGGGCGGCGACGGTTGGCTGCCTGCTCTTTCGGCGTGGCCCACCGGCAGTTGTCCGGCGTGTAGTTGCCGTCGTTGTTAATGCGGTCGATGGTCTTTCCGGGCGGGCGTTCGCCCATGTCGGCCAGGAATGCCCCGAAGTCGGCCCACCTGTCGCAGACGGTGATGCCTCGCAGCCCGTACTTGCCGGTGGGGCGGCAGCGGGCGCGCATCGACCGCCAGGTCTGGTACGTCGGCGAGAAGTCGCCGGTGATGGCATGACCGTGGTGAAGGTTCACCTGGTGGCCAGGCTTGAACGGATTACTCATGGCTGGTGCCCTTCCGGGTCTCGTTGTCGGTGCGCTTTTGAAGTTCTCGCCGAGGAGCTAGCTGGCCCACGGGTCAGCCCAATTGCCGATTTCGGCTTCGACAACTTCGGTTTCGTCGTCGTGCACCCCTTGGGGGGTGCCGAGCGAAGCGAGGGGGGGCCAACTGTTGTTCATTTCATCTAGTTCAGATTCGTCTAGTTCACTTCCTCTAGTTCGTGTCCCTTCTGCGGGGGTGGGGTTACCCGATTCATGGGGGTGGGGGTAACCCCATTGATGGGGGTGGGGTGCCCCCGCAGAAGGGGGTGGGGGGGCCGTCTCCTGCGCTTTGGGCCTTTCGGGCTTAACGGTTAGCAGGAGCGTGTACACGCTGGTCTGATTCGCGACGCCGTCGCCTTTTACGCCTCCCGCACGGCGACGAGACTTGATAAGCCCCGAGTCGCTCAGCTCGCGCAGGTACCTGTCGACGTTGTCGACCTTCTTCAGCCCCAAAGCCTCGGCCAGCGACTTGCGGGACGGCCACACGTCGTTGTCCTCGCGCTTGCGGTTGTGGTGGCTGAGCAGCACCACGTAGAGCCATGCGGCCGTTGGGCTGAGTCCCTTGGCGACGTAGTGCATGACGTCGACCGGCACCATGATGAAGCGGTCTACGCTGGGATCGGTTCCCGGCCTGTTACCCGCAGGCCGGGAACCCCCATCCCGCGCCATTAGGCACCGCCGAGCAACGCGCGGATCTGCTCGCGCTTCTCCGGAGTCAGTTCGGGGAGTCGGGCTGCGACCCGCTTGGCCGCAACGATGATGTTCAGGTCGTGCAATTCCTGGCGGTACTGAGCTTCAAGGTCGGCGTTCTTTTCTCGAACAGCGGTGCCGAGCTTGGCCCTGACTTTGACAACGTCAGGGTCGACTTTGGTGCGCACGGTGCGTCCATTTCTCCGGGCGGAGATTTGTGGTGGGTGTTCGCTGGATCCTCCTCCGCGAACACCAGAACGTTAACCCGACAACGTGATACGGCCCGTCAACTAACAATTGACAATTCGCTGTGACGTGCACCACAAGCACATCAAAAAGGCCCACATCTATGTGGGCCCCTTTGTCTATTCCGAACTGACTAATGGCTACGTGATGTCGATGGTGGCCGGGTCGAAGTACGACGCACCGGGCTGCCAGCCTGCCGGGCGGCCTTTCCGGGCGGGCATGACCCGGATCGTCATCAGGAGGTTGATGATGGCGCGTTTGCGGTCGAGGTCGAGGCGGTTCCATGCGGCCTGCACGTCGGGTGCGTCCACAACGCCGGAGAGCGGCGATCCGCGCCCGGCCTCCGCCTTGTGCACACCGATCTCCTCCAGGCGCTCACGCAGCCGCTGAGACCGCCGGGCAAGGGTCCGCTCGTCAAGGTCGAGGTCGTCGGCCAGGGTGTCGAGGCGTTCCCGCAGGTTGTTCTCCTCGGCGATCAGCGCGGGCAGGTCGATCGCAGGTGACGCCGGACGCATCAGGTCGAGGGTGTCGGGCCGCTTCAGCCGCTCGACGGTCACCAGCTCGACGTACCGGTCCATCTCGGCCGCGTTGCGCACCACGCATTTCGACGCCACGCAGGCGTACGAGGCCACGCCTGCCCGGGTGGTGTGCATGGTGACCGCGCGCACGGGCGACCCGCAGATGCCGCACGTCGCGATCCCGGAGAGCAGCCACTTGCGCGCTGAGCCGGTCGTGGTGCGCCGGGCCGGGTCGGCCATCATCGCCCGGACCGCCCTCCACTTCTCCTCGGCGACGATGGGTTCCCACTCGGCCTTGCCGATGATCTGGCCCCGGTGTTCGCGCAGACCGGCGTTGCGGGGCCGGATGAGCACCTTCTTCAGCTCGGTCGGCACCCACTGCCGTCCGGTCGACGTGAGCTGTCCGGCCTCCTTCAGCTTGGCCGTGTACGACCGGAGGCTTGTTCCGAGCAGGATCTTGTCGGTGGCCTCGGCTACAATGCGGGCCTCGTCGGGCCGGACGGTGACGCCGTCGGCCTCGTAGCCGTACGGGCGTCGCCCGCCTCCCCATTTGCCTGCGGCGGCGGTCTCCCGCTTCTTGGACTGCTGCCGTTCGATCTGGTGCTCGACCTCCTGGCGGGCGACCGCACCGACGATGCGGGCGGTCATCCGGCCGCTGGCGCTGGTCAGGTCGAGCGTTCCGCCCTTGACGGTGTGCGTCGGGACCCCTCGCTGTTCGCAGGCCGCGATGTACTCCTCAAGCTCGGCCGGGGAGCGGTGGATGCGGTCGGTGTGCCAGGCGAGCACGGCACTGACCCGCCCGGCCTGGATCTCGGCCAGCAGGAGGCGGTAGCCGGGCCGGGTCTTGCCGGAGTAGGCCGAGAGGTCGTTGTCCGTGTAGACCGCAGTCACGGTCAGGCCGAGCCGGGCGGCCAGCTCGCGGCATTCGTTCTCCTGGCGTTCGACGCCCAGGCCAGCACCGGTGCGGTCCTTGGAGATGCGGCAGTAGATCGCGCACGTCGCAGTCATGCCGGTAAGTATGTCACAGCGTCACTTTCGAGCTGACAAAGGTCGCGCCAAGACAGCCTTAGGAGTTGCCTTCGGCCAGTTCGGGCCGGTGCTCCTTGATCCAGGCTTCGACGTCGGTGGAGCGCCACACCTTGCCGCGTGCGAGTTGCCGCCACGGGTCGGGGAAGTCTTTGCGGCCCACGATGATGTACGCCCGCTGCACGCTGACGCCGAGGCGCTGGCGGATCTCCTCCGCGCCCATCGGGTACAGCTCCTCGGCCTTGGCCATACCCCAGAACGTAGACAGCCTGTGATCTTGATATGACGCAAACGGTCTAAGGGGTATGGGCTAAGGGGTTGATACGGACTAACCTCCATGTCAACACAGGATGCACATTTGCAGTTTGGAGCCGGGCATGAAGTGGACCTTGACGCAGCCGGACGACGGAGAACCACAGCTCGACATACGCGAGGACGACGAGGATCTGTCCCTGGGCTTCGCCTACATGAGGGCGCTTGTGGAGGCTGGCGAGGGCTCGGACGTCTGGGTGGACAGCGGTTCGGGTCCAGGCTGGGTGCGGTACTCGCCGCAGGGCGACCGCTAGCGGCCTTCCTCGCGGTGCATCGCGGCGATGGCGGCGGCTGCCGCCCGCTCGGCGATGTCCTGCTTCTCGGCGGTCGACATGCCGTTCGTCTGCCGCTCGATGGTGTCGAGCTGGGAGGTCTGCGCCGCTGTCTGGGCGTGGACCTCCTCCACCTTCCCGGCCACTCCCCCCGCCACCGCCGCACCGCCGCCGATGCCGCCGAGGATGCCGAGGACGCCGAGGATCGCCCCGGCGTCCCAGTGCGCCAGGGTGGCCAGCAGGACCGCGATCCCGCCGAGGACCGCGATGAGACCCACAGCGGGCCAGGTGAGCTTGTTCATGGTGGCCCCTCAGCCGGAGACGTAGTCGACGGAGAGCGTGCGCAGGGCTGAACTCGCGGCGGTCACCGTGGCGGTACCCGTGCCGGAGTTGCGCACCACCGTGGCGGTGAAGGTCTGCGACGCGGTGGAACTGGCGGTCCATTCGGTAACCATCACCTGGCGCACGGTTGCCTGGTTCCCGGAGTTGAACGGGATTGCCGGGCACGTGTAGACCAACTGGCTACCGCCGGTGCCGGAACCCAGCCGGATCCGGAACAGGAAGGTGTCAGCGACGACGGTTCCGGTGAACGACATGTTCCACGTGATCTTGTAGCGGTAGCCGTTGACCGCGCTGATCGTCACCTGGTCCACGGCCAGCTCAGTGGTACCGCTGGTGGCCGCCGCGTTCGCGGTGGCGTCGGTCTGGGCGATCCGGCCGAGCGATGCCTTGGCGACGTCGGCGTTCACGTCCGAGGCGTACGTCGGGTTACCAGCGAGGACGGTCACAGCGCCCACCTCCCGGGGGTAGCTACGTGGACAGGGGTGCCGGGGGTCTGCGCCTTGACGATGCCGTTCACGCTGCGCGTGAGCGTTGCTGTCTGGTAGCGGATCGTCGTAGCCGTCAATACCAGGTCGTCGGCGTAGAGCAGAGTTCCGGCCACCGGGGAGCCGCTGATCGTCGCCCCGTACTGGGCGTAGGCGGCCCCTGCCGGTGCCGTCGCGGTGACCACCCGAGAAGCCCACGCGCCGGACGACAGCGAGCCACTGGTGCCGTTGCGCGACAGGAACACGCCGTTCTCGTCCAGCCAGTCGATGTGACACGCTGCGGTGATCGTCGCGACGGAACGCACGAACGTGCTCAGCGTGTACTCCTGGCCGGGCACCACGCGCGGGCAACTCGCGAACGCCTTGCGGATGTTGGCCTCGACGGGAGAGCCGGTAACGGTGAGCAGGCCGCTGAAGCTGCCGGAATTGGCGAACGTGCTGGACTGCGTCAGCGTGCCGTTGCTGCTCTGCCAGCCACCGACGCCACTCTCGAATCCGTTCGCGCTCAGCGTCGCGTCGGTCGTGGTCGCGCCCATCGCCGTCACGGTCATGCGCTCGCCGGACACCATCACGTCGTACGGCACACCGGCGGTGGACCACGACTCATTGGGGGACGTGGTGCCGATCTTCACCGCTGTGCCGCTGGTGGTCAGCGAGCCCACCAGCATCGTGGAACTGGAATCCCACCGGCTCGACGTGGAGTCCCAGACGCCCACCTGGAACTGCTGGTCGGGCACGCAGGTGAAGACGATGGTGCGGGTATGGGTGCCGATCGTCTCGGTCCAGCCGAGCACGATCAGCCGGATGACGTTCTCCCGGAACCCGGTCAGCGTGATCACGTCGCCTGGCTTGATCGCCTCCACATCGGCGACCAGACCCGGGTTGGCGTTCAGGTCGATCGTGAGTTGCGGGAACCGGGGGAGGTCGACGGTCCCCCTCTTGAGCCACCAGTTGGCCACCTGCGGCAGGTCGTCGTCCGGGTCGTTGAGGTTGACGTTGACGGTCCGCTTCTCCTCACCGGCCCCGTCCGGGGGCGGCTGGGTGCCGAGCGGGCCGGTGTCATCCCGGGCCGTCGAGTCCCCGCCGTCGCGCTGCGAGGCGGTGACCACGTTCCCGGCCAGCTTGTCGTCGTTGACCTCCTTCGGCAGGACCGTCAGGTCCGTCGGGGCGAGGTCGAGCTTCGGCGTCTGGTTGTACCGGTCGGCCCGGCACAGGAAGAGCGGGCGCAGATCGGTGCCGTGGTCATAGACCAGGCCGTCCTCGGTGGTGAGGCACTCCTTGACCAGGTTGGGCAGGGAGTCGGGCCGCTGCGGTCCCATCGGCATCGAGTCGTCGAAACTGGCACTGACGTAGCAGGCGATGCCCTCCTCGGTGAGGAGGCGGGAAAACCGGTAGGCGGTGCGCTCGCCTGCGTACCCGTTGAGGGCGTAGAAAACGGCCGGCTGTCCGCCGAGCTGCCCGGAGGCCCAGACGATCAGGTGCCCGGCAGCCGTCGGCATGTAGTCGCCGCGCTGCTCCCCCGGGTTCCATTCGATCTGTGTGGGCCGTCCGACGGTGCCGGTCATGCCCGGGGTGAAGTTGTCGGCGGTGGCAACCACAGAGCTGTCAATGAGCAGCTGGGCCAGGTAGTTGCCGCCGCTCTGGCGCACCTGGTAGCGGAAGTGGTGCGGTGCACCGTCGTAGACGTCGAACGTCGCTGACGCCGAGCCGGTCCCGGTTAGGGTCACAGCGTCGGCCGCGTTGGAGTGGACCACGGTGATGTTGTTCTTGACCACGTTGACGGTGAACATCACGTAGGTGCCGGACTCGCGCCAGCGGAGCACGTCCGCCGAACTCGTGCCGCCGTCGTCGGTACCCGCAGCGAACTGCATTACCCAATCGATGGCGTACCCGTTGAAGCTGGCGCTGCGCACGGGCGCGGACAGCGTGCCGCCGCCCTGGAAGCTCGGCAGCTTGTCCGACCCGGTGATGCCCGCGCCGTCGGCGAACTTCGGCGCTCCGCCCGGCGGCAGCGGGTTTCCGTCGGGCAGCGTGTACCGCACGGCCGTGACCGGGGTGAGCGGCGAGCCGCCCGCTGCGGAGGCGGCCGTCGCCGAGCCGGAGGCGTCCTCCATCGGCCACCACTCGGCCGGGGTCACGCCGCTCTTGTCGACGTACCGGTAGAGCGCCGACCGGAGCGGCTGGTTCCACTGGCCGATGCGCTGGAGCACACCGCCGCCGTTCACATCGACCCACGCCTTCCCCCGGCGAGGCGAGGCGCGGAAGTCGGGGGTCTGGTCGGCCGACCAACTGGACGCCTCGACGATGCCCCGCACGGTGCCACCGACAGAGGCCCGCATCGGCGTGTTCCGCCCGGCCAGCCCGTACAGCGGCGACTCGGGATTAGAGGTGCGGTACTTGTCGCTGGCGTTGTCGAGGCGGGCGGTGATGGTCGCGGGTCGCGGCCAGCCGCCGGACTCGTCACCCAGGCCGCGCCGGATCGTCACCGGGGCGTCTGCGAACACCTTGTCGTCGGTGGCGACGTCATGCCACGACCCGGAGTAGTACAGCTCAAGGGCGAGATCCTGCTTAGGCACCGGAACCACCGATACCCAGAGCACCAGGGTCACCGCCGCGACGACGAACCTCACCCGCAATCGCCTCAATCAGGTAGTCGACCAGGCCATCACCACGCACGTAGACCGTGCCGCCGCGCCCGCCGCTCCCGTTGGCCGACACCTGCTCGCCCGCCATGGCCATGATGGGTACGGCCTGCCCGGGAAAGCCGGGCACGGTGCCGCCGGAGTGGAAGGTGGGCAGCTTCGGCACGCTGATCGTGTTGCCGCCGATGCCCGGGATCCAGCCGGGCACGGTCCACGACAGGCTGCCGATGGTGGCGTTCCACAGCTTCGCGATCGTGTTGAACGCGAACTTGTACGGCGCGATGAGGATGTCGGCGACCTTCCCGAAGGCCGTCTTCAGCATGCCGGGGATGCTCTTCAGCCAGTCCCAGACGGCGACCGCCTTGGTCTTGATCCAGTCCCAGGCCGCGCCTGCGGCGTCCTTGATCCAGCCCCACGACGCCTTCCACGCCCGTTGGAACCAATCGGTCTTGGTGGCGATCAGCACGATGATCCCGATGAGGACCACGATCGCGGCGATGATCCAGAAGATCGGCGACGACAGGAACGCAAGGTTCATGCCCTGGACCGCCGTGGTGACGGCCCCGAACGCGGGCACCAGGAAGTTGAACATGCCGGAGCCCAGGTCGCCGATACCGGCACCCAGGGTCAGCAGCGACTCGAACCCGAAGTTGCCGGAGGCGATGTCCTTGATGCCCTTGGTGGAGTCCTGGATACCGGTGAGGGTGTCGCGGAACCCCATCGCCTTGGTGTCGACCTCGTCGGCCTTCTCGCCGACCTTGTCGAAGCTGTCGTGGGTGTCACGGACCTTCGTGTCCATGTCCTTGGCGCTGGTGCCGACGCGGGCGAACGCGTCCTCGGCTCCCTTGGACTCCCCGGCGATCGTCACGGTGAGGGTGTTGTTACCCGCCATCGGTGGTCACCTCCAGCCCAGCACCACGGATCACGCCCGCGATGGCGTTGTTTAGGTCGTCGATCAGTTCGGGCTTCCGCTTGCGCAGCGTCGGGTAGACGTAGCGGCCTTCGGAGATGAACGGGCGGTGCGCGGGACGGCCCTTGCGGCGTCCCTGGCCACCGAAGTCGAGCCAGGGGTAGTAACGGGCCTTCGCGCCGCCGACGCGCAGCCTGGCGGCCGTACGGGTCGATCCGGGCTTGACGCTCTGCCGGGCCGCGCCGGTGTCTGTCGGGATCTGCGGTCGGATATAGCCGGCCAACTTCTCGACGCCCTCGTTCAGCGCGACACGCACACCCTTGGGAAGCTCGGCGTCGACCCGCTTCAGGGCAGCGTTCAACTCGCGAATGCCCGTGATCTGCACGATCTCGGCCATCTACTACCCTCCTGCCCTCTGCGCGGCCTGCTGCGCGGCCAGCTCCTTATCCGCGTCTCGCCGCATGTAGTAGCGGGACCAGACGATGAACTCGCTGTTGTCCATCTCCGTCCGCAGTCGGCGGACGGTCATGCCGAGGTCCTTCGCCAGCCGGAACTCGAACTCCAGTTCCGGATCGTCGTCAAGCTCCAGCCACGCTGCTTTTCCCGGCACCCTGCTTCAGCCGGGACAGCTCGGCGATCGCGTCGGTAACGGTGGTGAGGTCGCCCGCGTCGCCCGAGGCCGCCCACGCGGCCACGTCTTCGACGGTCAGCTTCGGGTCGGTCACGCCGGTCGCGATGATGAAGTTGTCCCGATCGGCCAGGCTGTCCATTTCCTGGCTCTCTAGGACCTCGTCGCGGGTCAGCGCCCGGATCGCCACGGTCGTGCCGTCGGGCAGCGTCGCCTTCCCCTTGCCGGTCTTGCGGGCCAGGATCTGCTCGCGCGTCAGGTTCGCCATCGCCGACTCAGCTCTGAGCCGTCGTGGTGACGCCGCCAGCGATGGTGCCCTCGGCGGTCCACGAGATCATGTCGTCGTGCGGGTTGGTCTCGACGTAGCTCTCCAGGACCATCGAGAAGGTGTCCTGCGGCTTGCCGGTGCCGGTGCCCTCGGTCTTGCGGACCACGGCGACCTTCGTGCCGACGAGCCCGTGCAGGGCGTTGCGCGGGCCGACCGAGGCGGTGTTGTCGTAGGTGCCGCCCATGGAGAACTTGCCGCCCTTGAGGCCAGCCTCGTAGTCCTCGTCGTCGACGCCGTAGCCGGTGGTGTCGTGGCTCTTCGCCGACCGGGTGTACGTCGAGGTCTTCGTGTACGGACTGATGTCCTTGGTGGCCACCGTGATGACCGTGTTCTTGCCGTGCGGCTTGGACATGGTTGCCTCCCTACTCGCCGTCGCCGGTCAGGTCGACGTGGAAAATCGCTGCCAGGTAAGGAATCCCGGCGTACTTGACCTCTTCGAACTCGCACGAGACGACCCGCACGGAGTCCTTGTCGCAGCTGGTGAACTCGTACGACTCGATGGCCTGCTTGACGCTCTTGTCCCCGGCACCCGCCGCGTACTGGGCGAGGCGCTTGCGCGTCGACCGGTCCTGGGGCTTGTCGACCAGGACGTAGACCTCCAGGTCGGGGTACCGGTCGGAGCCGCGTACGTAGGTGTCGTCGTAGTCGATGCGCACCGGAAGCCCGACCAGCCCGGCGGGAGCCGAGACGCTGCCTGCGCCCCACTGCGCGACCCGTAGGCCGTCGATGGTGGCCAGAGCGTTCCGCATTTCCTCGGCCACGTCGTCGAGGTTCATGCCGCCCACCAGTCCCGCACGTATGGCTTCAGCGAGGTCCGGAAGTCCGGATCGAGCTGGGCCAGAAGGCGCATCTCGGAGCCCTCCGAGGGCGAACCGGCAATCCCGAACGGCGAGCTACGCCGGTTGTCCAGCCGTGCGCCCTGGAGAAAGAGGCCGGTCTTCACCGAGGAGGGCACGGCGGTCCAGCCCCAGAGCGCGTCGATGGTGAACGGGCCGCAGCCGGGCACCCGAATGCGCGTGTAGGGCTTGCCCTTCTGCGAGGCATTCAGCGGCAGAAGGGTGTAGTCGGTGATGGTGTTCGCGTTCTCGTCGATGACGGTCAGGTCATCGACGTCCTGTACGTCGTCGATCTCTGCGAAGTAGCCGCCCTCGTGCCGGTCGTACGCCGCCCGGTATTCGCGGGTCTCCAGCGTGGCGACCTGCCCGAACTGGCGTCCGCAGAAGTCATCGATGTTGCGGGAAACGGTCGTGATCCAGAGCGCCAAGAAGGCGTCGTCGGCCACGTCTTCGCCCAGGGCGTTGTTACGGAGGTAGTCCTTCAGCTCCGTCAACGTGACGTAGTCCGGTGCCCAGGTCACGACCGCCTCCCTTCTTTACGGTTTCGGCCGGCTACAGGTCGACCGGGATGGACAGGACGACGCACGCCAGGGCGAACGTGTCCGTGGTGCCGTTACCGGTCGCCCGGAACCGCAGCCACGGACGGCCGTTCTGCACCTCGACCGCCACGACCGTGAAGTCGTCGCCGGTGCCGCCCGATAGGCCGCCGTAGACGACGTCGGTCACAGCGGTGGCCGGGGTGCCGATCGACCCGGACGAGTCGTCCGCGTCCTGGACCGACCAGGTCAGGGTGTTGGTCGTGCCGCCGGTCGTGCCGGTGAACACGGCCATGACCCGATCGCCCGGCCGGTAGTTCGCGTTCGTCGCCAGGTTGATGTCGTCCGGCGTGCCGAAGTCGAAGTTGCTGGTGCTGGCCGCGTTCAGGGTCAGCTTCGCCGCGCCGAGGACCTTCGCCCCGGCCAGGTCCTTACGGATGTACGTGCTCACAGGGCCTCGGTCCTCTCAGGTGTTGTTGCGGACGATGACGTACGCGGCGCGTTCCTGGACCAGGCCGTCAGCCCACTGCTCGCCGGTGTACTCGATCTCCCCGTTCGCCATCCGGCTGTACGGGTTGACGAGGATCGTCGGAGCGCCGACGTAGCGGATCAGGTAGGCCCGCTGGATGTTGCCGTAGACCATCGGGTAGGTGATCCCGGCCGACGACAGGAGCGGCATCTGCTCGCTGATCCCCACGGTGCTGCCGACCAGGCGGCGGACCGGCTGGTCCGTGATGCCCTGCGAGTAGTCCTGCACGATGGGGCGGCCGTTGTTGTCGACCACCAGCCGCCACTGCGACCAGGTGTTCTTGCGCATCAGCCAGATCGAGCCCTCGTCGTAGGCGGCGTCGAGCTTGTCCTGCGCGTTCACCGCGTCGGTGTACTTCACCGTGTCGGCCGTGTTCAGGTCGTAGTCCTGCGTCAGGCTGGCCGCGACCAGGCCCTGAGGCTCGCCCACGCCGGTGCCGGTCGCCCAGTGCACGGCCATCTTCCGGCCGATCCGCTCGCCCAGCTTCCGCGCCACCAGGCCCTCGATGTCGAACGCCGAGTCCCGGACCAGCGCGGTCGGCACCCGCAGCGGCGTGTTCGATCCGGCACCGGCGGAGGTGTACCGGTACGCGCCGATGGAGCCCTTGCCGAACGTGAGGTCGGCACCGGACGCCGGGGCGGCGGACTCTGCGGCGATGCCACCCTGGTTGCCGGTGTCGTCGAGGGTCGCCCACTGGATCGGCTCGCCGGTCGTGGTGGTCATCGTCTCGGCGAACTGGGCGATCCCGCCGAACGCCTTCATCTTCTCGATCATGCGGTCCCGCATGGTCGTCGGGACGAGGTAGCCGCCCGCTGCCGAGCCGCCCTCGCCCTGCGCGTTGTACAGCTCGGTGATGTCGGCGTTCTCCCGGCCGGTCCGCAGGTAGTTCTCGAACGCCCGGTCCAGGTCGGTGCGGCCGTCGTCCGGGCGGCCACCGCGAGCCGGAACACCGGCCGGGGTCCGCACGGTGTTGTAGGCCGCGTTGCGGGTGCGGATGGCGTCGGAGCGCTGAACGGTCTTCAGCTCCTTTTCCATGCCCTCGTACTGCGTGACCTCGTCGTCGGTGAGGCTGCGGTCCGCGGCCCCGTCGACGAGCGCGGTCATCGCGGCAGTGATCTCCTCGATGGTGCGCATCTACCCTCCCTGGGTAGCCAGGGCGCGAACCCGCGCCTGAATGAGTCGAGACCGGTTGTCCGGCCCGTTCTGCTTGGTGGAAACCCGGTCGGCCAGGCGGGCGTCTACCGCCTCGCTCGCCGAATACCAGGTCGTGGCCTTCATCGCGCCGCGCCAGGCGGTCGGCTTTCCTCCGGCCCGCTCGGCGTAGATGGAGGCAATGTCGTTGGACACGGCGTCGCCGATGTCGGCGGCCTCCCGGACTTCGGCCGGTGATCCGACGGCGACCAGTTGGGCGTCGTGGACCATCACGCGGGAGCCGGTCGCCATGACCCGGTGGTCGGCCGCCTGGAGCAGGAAGCTTGCGGCGGACGCGGCCAGACCGTCCACGTATCCGGTGACCGTCGCCGGGTGGGACTTCAGCGCCTCGTACATGGAGAGCGTGTCCCACACGAACCCGCCGGGGCTGTTGATGTGCACGTCGATCGCCTTGACGTCGAGCGCGTGCACGGCCTGGACGAACTCCTGCGCGTCGAGGTCGTAGCCGCCGATCATTCCGCTGACGTACAGCTTCGGCGTCGCGGCGTTGACCAGGCGGAAGCACGGGGCCGATGCGGTGACGCCCTCGGCGGCACGCCAGGCGGCACGCAGTTCGGCGAGGTTACTGGGCTGCCGGATCATTGCCGCCCCCGTTCGTGTCGGGTGTCGGCTGTGGGCCTACAGCCGGCGCCGCATCGGCCGGGATGTTCAGCAGCTTGCGGCCGTAGTCGGCGCTGATGAGGCCCTTGTCGATCTGCTGGAGGACAAGGCCGACGTTCGTCTGGAAGTTCGGCCGCTCCAGCGCGGCGAAGTCGAACTCACACCAGCGCGGCTGCACCAGCAGCCGGGAGGCGCGCTGCTCGACCCGCTGCGCCCAGTGCCCGAGGACGAACTTCGACAGGCCCCGGTTCTGCTCGTCGACGCCGGTACCCCACGAGGTTTGCTTGTCGGTCTGCATGAGCAGGTGCGGCGGCACGCCGGTCCAGCGAGCGATCTCCTCGATCTGGAACGCCCTGGACTCCAGGAACTGGGCCGCCTGCGCGGTCATCGTCCAGGGCGTGAACTGCAAGCGCCGGTTCACCAGCGCGATCGTGCCCGCGTTCTCGTGACCTAGGACCGCGTTGTTCAGCTCCCGGCGGAGTGTCGGGATGTCATCGGTTTCGTCAAGACTCTCGTCCATCGGCGACACCAGGCCGGAAATCAGAGCGCCGGAGGAGAACATCTTCGCCGCCGCCTTGTCCCCGGCAATCGACGTCGACAACGACCGGCGAGCAAGCTGCATCAGGCCCTGCCCGAACCCGGGCGTCATCGCCAGGGCGGGCACGTACCAGAAGTCGGTAGCGTCGAGCTTCCGCTGCGTGCCGTCGGCGAAGCTGACCCGGAACCACAGCCCGCC